AGCCACCAGTAGTTGAGCCACCTGCAGAAGAGCCACCAGTAGTTGAGCCACCTGCAGAAGAGCCACCAGTAGTTGAGCCACCTGCAGAAGAGCCACCTGTACTTGAGCCACCTGCAGAAGAGCCACCAGTAGTTGAGCCACCTGCAGAAGAGCCACCTGTACTTGAGCCACCTGCAGAAGAGCCACCTGTACTTGAACCAGAAGCGGGATCAGAAGAAGATGTAACTAATACAGTTGATGATGCATTAGAAGATGGTAAAATTGATAGTACAGAAGTTGAAGCGATTGCAGAGTCAATGGCAGCAGATGGTGAAATTGATGCAAAAGAAACTGATCAATTAATTGATGCATTAGCAGCAGATGGAAAAGTTTCTACTGCAGACCAAGTAGCAGTACTAGAAGCACTTGCATCAGATGGTGAAGTTTCAAAAGAAGATGTTGCAGCGATAGTAGCACTAGTATCTACTGATGGTAAAATGACTACAGCAGAAAAAGAAATTGTTGCGGATGCATTAATACAATCAGTTCCAGAAGGTCAAAATCTTACAAAAGAACAAGTGGCAGATGCTGGAATTAAATTAGCAGATTTACCACCAGAGACTCCAGTTGAGGTTAGAATATCTGAAACAGGTCAAGAGGTTGTTATTACAGCAGAGGTTGCTGCAAATGTAGAATTGGTTACAGACGTAGCAGCATTTGCACAAGAGCTGTTTAGCGACCCTGGGGCGGCATTAGAAGCACTAGGAAGCATAGGTGCAGATATGACTCAAGAAGAAAGAGAAGAAGCAACCAAAATGGTTGTAGCAACAGTTGTTGCAACAGGAGCAGCATTAAATGCTGTATCAGCAACGGCAACGGCAGCAGCAAGAACCGCAGGAGGAACAACACCGTCAGGTGGAGGTTCTAGTGGAGGTCCAGGCGGTGGAGACCCAAGAATAAGGAGAAGAAAACCATGATAACAATGATAAAGAAAGTAATACAAGATATGATTGATCAATTATGGACTCTACTAGGCATGTTTATTGCTTGGGTTGTCCTAGATGGGTCAGCAAAAACAATCGTTGGATATGCAATTATATGTACATTAATTGCATGGGCTATAACATATCCAATCAGAAATAGAGAAGACTAATAATGGCTAAAGCATATATAGAAAAGCCAACACAGGTAGGATCAGGAGCAATTGCAAACATCAATAATATTCTAGCTAGAATTATTGCTGTATTTGCAGCATCAGGATTGTCTGTAATTGGAGCAGGAGCAATTGTAGGAATTGAAACCTATAAAGCAGTTATATTGGCTGGAACTCTAGGAGTTGCTACAGTAGTTGAAAGGCTTGCTCGTGGATTCCTAGATGACGGTAAATTAACTGTATCAGAAATCAATTCAGCATTTACAGCAGTAGATAAAAAAGCTAGCAAATAATGATATAATTATCTTATGAATAAATATCGCATTAAATTAGATGTAGAGGTAGAAGTAGAAGCCTTTAATACAGAAGATGCATCAGAATATATTCATGATATTTTTAATATAGATGACGAAATTAAAAAAGTTAATATCGTTAAAATAACAACTAAATAGTCGTTGACAAAGCCGCTGTTTTCCGTGTATACTTACATAGTACAGTGGTTTTGTGCATATTGGTCCATAGCTCAGTTGGTAGAGCGCCAAACTGTTAATTTGGATGTCCCAGGATCGAGACCTGGTGGACCAGCATATGCCCGAATGGTGGAATCGGTATACACGACAGACTTAAAATTTGTTGCTTCACAGCATGTCGGTTCAAGTCCGACTTTGGGTACTAGAAAAGGTCAAAGTGTTAAATTTAACAGAAAAAGGAGTTGAAGTCTTTATTAAAAGATTTCAATCAAAAATTCAAGAATCATTTTGGAACAACTATGATCTTGTAATTTGGAAAAAAGATAGTGGCGGCTATACTGATACAAAAGGTATGTATAGAAAAGATGCTTGGGGTAAGTCAGAAAAAATTTCTGTCGACCAAAAAGGAATCTGGAAGTTGCCAAAAAAATATGTCAAGTATTTTAAATAGTTTAGGTATAGAAAAAGATGATGTCAAGTGGTGGGATTTAGCACTATGTCACGGCATGGATACTGATTTATTTTTTGATAAATATGAGTCTGATATAAATATAGCAAAAAGCATTGATGAAGCTTGTTTGTCTTGCCCAGTTATAAAGTTGTGCTATGACAGTGGTGTAGAAAATTCAGATTATGGAGTTTGGGGTGGAGTTTATTTAGCTTCTGGAGACATAGATAAATCAAGAAATGCACACAAAACAAAAGATGTCTGGAAAAGAATAAAGGAGCAACATGTTTATTGATAAAAATAAAGATCATTTTAAATATGGAATTAATGAATGGACAGGTGAACCAAATAAGCCAATTTTTTATAATAAAGATATGGCTAAAAAAATAAGAGAGATAAAAAAACCAACACCAACACTTGAAATGGATATAGTAAAATATCCAGAATTTTTAGCAATCAGGTTGTATGAAAATAATTTTGCACAATACGATGGCTCAATGAGAGTTAGAGTTATAGAGTATGTAGAAATGGTAAAAAATATATTGGAATCATATGGAGTAAGAGTTGAACTTGAAGGAAAGCCAGGAGGCAGAAACCATGGATAAGGTCTTATGCTATTCATGCAACAAAAGCAAAAATCAACTTGAAGCAAAAAAATCTAGTTTACTTGCAGTTAACCTACTGCTTTGCCAAACATGCACAGATAATAAGTTTGAGCCAAGATGGATAATAATTCTTGCTGGAAGACAATATGGACCTGAGCATGTTAAAGAGCATATAGCAAAAAAGAGATATGTGGGAACAGATATAACCGCTTCTGAATTACTAATTTAAAATACATATTACGGTATAATTATATTCATAATGAAGATAAACTTATACCAGATACTAATAACTTTGGCTGCTTCAGGCATTAGCGGAATAGTCACAGCCCTATATGCAGATCGTAAATCTAAAAAAGAAAGAGCTCAAATGGCAGCAGATAAAGCTCGTGACAATATGCTGATTGAAATTAAAGATTTACAAATAAAGCTTTATAAATTAGAAAAAGATCTTTCTGAATGGAAAGAGAAATATTACGAGGCTATTCAAGAATTAATTAAAGTCAAGACTGAGCTTGAGAAAACAGTTGTTAAGCTAAGTCATGCTGAAATTCATTTAAAAGAGGACTAGCATTGCTAATTTTTATTTAGTATACTATAGATATGACATGTATAGTTGCTATTGCACAAAATGGAGTCGTTTATATGGGCTCAGACCATGCCGCATCTGATGATAAAACTGGATGGATACTTTCTCGTAAAGAGCCAAAGTGTTTTAAGGTTGGTCAATATGGAATTGCATTTACTGATTCATTTCGTATGGGACAAATTCTGCAGTACTCTTGGGTCCCACCAAAATACACACCAACAAAAACTAACTCAGGTCTTGATAAATTTATGAGAACAAAGTTTATTGATTCGGTTAAGCAAGCATTTAAAGACAATGGTTACGGAAGCATAGGATCTTCATCAGAAGAAGACACGGGTGGAATTTTTATTGTCGGAATATGCGGTAGACTTTTTACCGTAGATGAAGATTTTCATGTTGGAGAAAACATTGTTAATTACATGGCAGAAGGTAGCGGTGGACAGATAGCACTAGGGGCCCTACATGCAACTAAAAAACAACAAAACCCAAAGTTAAGATTAAAAGCAGCCCTAGAAGCAGCAACTGAGTTTAATATGAGCGTATCTGCTCCCTATACATACATTCAAGTTTAGTGTATAATTAATACATGAAGACTGTTGCATCTATACTTATAGCTTTTGCCATCATTTCCTTTATTAGATGGTTTAGGTCTAGGTATGATGTTGGAATTTATTACATAAACAAGCTAGAAGAACTTAAAGAGCAATCACAAAAAAGACAATATCCTTTAAGCATAGCAGACCTAAAACCAGAAAATTATGACCACGCTATAGATTTAAGAGGAACTCCAACACACTTGTGTCCTTGTGGATGTAACATATGGAATGTAAAAGTTATATTTGATCAATTTGAAATAGCAACATATTTTCTTGATATGGAATGTGCCAACTGCGGAAGCATGGCAACAGCACCAACCCTACTAGATAGAGAGATACAGGAATGAGAAAGTCAGAAAGATTGAGACAGCTTGAATTAGCTGTTGTTAGAATGGAAATGCATATTGAATTACTTACCTTAAGTATATCTAATTTGTTAGAAACTCAAGGAATGGCTCCGATGCAGCCCACAGAATCGCTAGACAGCGGAAAATGGTATAAAAGACCCACAGAAACCCCTTGACATCCTGCTGTTATTTAGTAGAATTAATCTATGAATAAAAAACTAATAGCTGCGTTAATCGCAATCACACTAGCAGTACCTACAACCGCTCAAGCAGCGGGACTAAAGAATCGTACAGGTTCAATTCCAGCAATTGCTATTTTAGATACAGCAATTGACACATCTCTTCCAGCGTTTCAGGGAAAAATTGTTCAAGAGGTTTGTATTCTAGAATGGACAACATGCCCTAATGGTAAATCATTTATGGAGGGATCTGGCGCAGCATCAATGCCTGCAGATCTTATTACAAAAAATGGTTTTGATCATGGAACATTAATGACTTCAGTATTTGTAGCAACTAATCCAAATATTAACATTGTATTTATTAAAATTATTGGAAACAATGCAGCTGGATTACGTCAAAATGCTGGAGAAGCGTCGGTGTACAATGCACTTAATTGGATCAAATCAAATGCATTAAAGTATAATATTCAAGCGGTTAGCATGTCACAGGGACACCATAATTTAGGTGCTATAGGAACAGATTACTGTCCAAAAACTCCAATTACCGAACAAGCAGTTAAAGACTTGTCCGCTATGCAGATACCAGTATTCTTCCCTTCTGGAAATGGTCGAGACTACACACGAATTGATTGGCCTGCTTGTTTAGACTCATCCATATCGGTTGGGTATGTAGATCAACAAAATGAAATTTCTGTATCAAGCAACAATGATTCTACAAAACTAGACTTTTTTGCACCAGGATTCTTTTCGGTTGCAGGACCAGGCAATGTTTTAAAGAATATTTCAGGATCATCTGCAGCAATTCAAGTAGCAGCAGGACAATGGCTAAAGTTAAAAACAGCAAAGCCAACATATACCTATGATCAAATTTTTACTGCAATAAAATCTACAGCATCAAGCACAGTTGGAAGACAGGGAACATTTAATAAGCTAATTAATATCAATGCTGCTTTGTCTTACGCACCACAACAGGCTGGGCCAAGTCAGCAAGAGCTTGCTGCACAAGCAAAAGCAAAAATAAAAGCAGAAGTTGATGCAGCTATTGCAGCAGCAGAAGCTCAATATCAGATTGAATTAAAAGCTGCACAAGATAAGCTTGCTGCAACTAAAGCACAATGGCTAGCAAAACTTAATGGCTAAGCAAACAGTTCTTGAAGGAATCATAGAAGATGTAGCAACAGAACTATATAATAAATGGTCTGCTGCTCTTCCAGAAGACGAGAGAAACCAACAAGCATTTAGCGCAATGTCAAAAAATGCACATGAGACAACTTTATTTGTAATTCAAAACTTTATGAATAAGTTTAATGATGCAGCGGAACAGCTAAAAGGAGAGTAAGTTGATAGTTACAGATGAAAGTTTCGATAGGGTTTTAGATGCACACAATTTAATACTCATTGACTTTTGGGCTCCATGGTGCGGACCATGCAAAAAAATATCTCCAATCCTAGATGAGATATCAAATGAGCGTGGTTTATGGGTCGGAAAATTAAATGTTGATGAAAATCCAATCAAATCAGACGAATACTCTGTAATTTCTATACCAACTATGATACTATTTAAGTCTGGATATCCAGTAAAAACAATTGTTGGGGCTAAGCCTAAGCATGTTATATTAGAAGAAATATCAAAATGGATCTAGAGCAAATAGATGCAGATCATTTAGAGTTTGAAATATGGCTTGCAAATGGTTATGATAGAGGTTGGGTGTCGGATGTATTTTGCAATACACATGAAGGCCCTCCGTTAACAGAAGAAGAATCGCAAGAGTGGGATGAAGGTGGAGATCCATGTTCTTTTCACGTAAAGATAAATGCACTACACTAATTTTCTGATTCGTTCAAGAATCAGATTGAAATAAGGAGAATGATGAATTCATTTAAGAAAGTATCGCTAATCATCGCTGCAGCCCTGACTAGCACAATGCTTGTATCACCAGCAGCTAACGCTAACGCTGGAACTGTAACCCTAACGGTTGCGGGATCTGCAGCAACAGGTGGAACAGTAGTTGGAACACCTGTAGCACTACCAGTACCAGCAGACAACAGTATTGATGCAGCAGATGCATTGAAGATTGCTGTAACATCAGTAGACACTGGAACAGTAGTAACAGCAGTTGCAACTAATGCAACAATTGTTTTTGCGCTAGCAACATCAGCAGCACCAGTTACCGCATCAAGCGGATCTTCAACACTTTCAGTTTCAACAGGAACTGGAAACTCAGCAGACTTTTATGTATATACTAAAAGTACAGCAGTAGGAACAGTAGCAATTACTCGTGCTGGAACTACAACAGTTTACTATGTACAAGGTACCGCAGGTGCTTTGAACTCAATCGCTATCACCGCACCAGCATCTGGAGCAGCGGGAACAATTGCAACTCTTAAGGTAACAGGATACGATGTATTCGGTAACGTAAAGGGTGGAGCAACAATTAATACTTTAGTAAGCTCAAATGGTGCAGCAACTGCAACAGCGCTTACAACAGATACAGCAGTAGCAACACTAGGAACAAAGGAGCAGACTGTAACACTTCCTGCTTCAGGTTCAGTAGTTGTTACAGCATACGCAACAGTAGCGACAGCCGTAACAGGCCTAACAGCGCCAATCGGCTCTGTAGTTGCAACAATAGCAGTTCGTGATCTTGCAGGGGAACTTGCAGCAAAGAACGCAGAACTTGCAGTTGCTAACGCAGCACTAGCAGCAGAAAGAGCAGGACGTGCAGCCGATAAGGCAGCATCAGATTCTGCAACTGCAACTGCAAAGGCAGCAACAGTAGCAGCACAAGCAGCAGCAGATCTTGCTAAGGCCACTTACATTGCAGAGTATAATGTTCTTGCAAAGAAGTGGAATGCAAAGAATCCAAAGGCTAAGGTTGCATTAAAGAAGTAAGTTTTTAAATTAAAGGGGCGGGGCTTAGGCCTTGCCCCTTTAATATTTAAATGATAAAATTGTTATTAAACAAAGGACAATAATGAAATTTCACTGCATGACAAGAGGAAATGAGCAATCAGTTCAATACTTGTCAGACCTTTCAGAAAAGCTTGAAAAGGTTGGCTATGAGTCAGTGCTATTGGTATATCATTCAAAAGTTCCAGATTTTTTAACAAAAGCAGTAAGAGTTATGTCTTCTAAGCAAAAATTAAAATATATGATTGCAATTAGAACTTATGCAATAAGCCCAGAATATATGGCGATGATATGTCAATCAATAAATGAGATGGCACCAAATAAAATCATTTTAAATGTAGTTTCTGGAGATATTCATCAAGGTGAAACAAGCATAGAAGACCTAATATTAATAGGCGATCTTCTTCCAACAACTAAATCTAGAATTGATTACACAGACATGTGGCTTAATAAATTTTTAAATATGGAAATATTGAGGTCTAAGCCACCGATAGTTATGGGTGGGCATTCAGATTTAACAAGAAATATAGCAATTAAACATAACGCTACTCATTTATCTATGATAAATATGCATGAAGATCATTTAAAAAACAGTAACCCAATTTATAATAAAAAACAAATGATTTGTTTTGGATTAGTAATAAGGGATACACAAGAAGAAGCTGAGCTCTTTGGAAAAGAATTCTTTAGCGAATCAGAAAAGCGTTTATTTATTTGTGGCACAAAAGAGCATTTGATAGACAAGATTAATTATTTAAAATCAATAGGCGTTAGCGACTTGCTAGTGCATGATCATATGGACGACCCGCAGGCAGGTCGTGTACATGATATAATTGAAGAGCTTATAAAGGAGGAAAATGGAATCTAATAAAAGAAGTTTGTATAAGTCAATTACTTGGCCAGTTGTCCACATTTGTTTTGTTGGTACATTAGTCTATTTTTTTGAAAAGATTATTACTGGCGAAGCTCATTGGGAGTATGCTGGTACGTTTGCAATTATTTACACCGCATGCGAAATGCTTGGGTATTTCTTACATGAAAGAGTCTGGTCAAAGTTTGGCGGTAAGATTAAGTAATGGCAAAAAGAAAATCAACAGCATTTAATCATACTCAAATTAAAGATGGAAGAATTGTTAGATTAAGAAAAGATGGGTCGATTAAAGCCGATCTGGGCCCATACAGGCAAGGTATTGTTAAAAAAAATATTAAATAATGTCTACTAATAAATGTGAATATTTAACAGGTTGCCCTAATAAGGCAACAAGAATAGCCCTTAAAGCAGGCGGAACTACAATGATCTGCGACGAGTGCTGGCATCAAAACTTTAGATCCTAATCAACTAAATGCTATAATATAGGTATGAGCGGAATACTAGTCCCGCTTAAATAAATAACCTATAGGAGTACAACATGTCAGACGGATTAAACTTAGACGGCTTCGCAACAGTAAAGCCATCAGAACAACACACAATTGGAGAGCAGTACGCTGCTGCACCAGGATCAGCATTCCCATCAACAGATAAGTCAACACAAGACGGTTCAGGCGTAGGCCAGGGCGGAAAGTAATAATGTCAATCTTTGATAAAGAAGAAGTTGTAGCACCAACACAGGAAGCAGCAATTGCACAGGCAATTAAGCCAGTAACACCTGCATCTAATAAGTGCACAAGAGACACAAGAGGCGAAAATCCTTGTGCAGTTAACGATTGTGAGAACTGTAGCTAATGTGTATGGATTGCGGATGCGGTATTAATTCAGTTGGCATGGGGTCAGGAATGACACCAGTTACAATTGAAGATGTTTCAAGAGATGGTGAATCAGGACTAACATTAGGAATGGTCTCAACACCAGAGCAGACAAGACAATTTATAAATGAGTAATAGTTTTAAAAAAGAAGATGGTACTGGCATGGTGCCACCAGCTAATGCTGGTGCACCTGCTGGTGCTGTTACAAGCACACAAACACCAAAAAGATACCCAAGACAGGGTGTAAAGATAGATACTAACAAACATGGTATTAGGAGAGAGACAAGCTTAATCCCTAAGCCTGCTAAAAAAACGGGTAGAAAAAAAATATAATTTAAATGAAGTTCCATTGGTTACAAAGGCATAGTAAGTCTCCATCCGAATTAAAAAATACTTTAATTAAAATAAATGAAGTTGGCTACGAATCTGTACTTGTAACATTTAATACTGGAACGCTTGATCCTTTTACAAAATGTGCAAATGCTTTTATACCAAATCAGAAAGTTAAATTTATGGTTGCAATAAGACCATATGCTTTAACTCCAGCATACCTTTTGATGATATTAAAAACATTTGAAAAAATATCTAAAGATTGTATCGTCTTAAACATAGTCCCTGGAACTGAAGATAAAGAGCAATTTATTTTTGAAGAAGGCACATCACTGCACGAAAGAAAAGTGTATGCTGGTAAATTTGTAGAAAAAATGAAAATTATAAATGATAAACACAAATTTTTAAATAATGATATGCCTAAAATATTTTTTAGCGGTGGTTCTGATGAAAATATAAGTAATGCGGTTAAATACGGTGACGGCCTTATTTATTTATTAAAAGATCATTTGACAAGCCCAGAAAGATTCAATACGCTTAAAGGTATTCATATGATAAATCTATTTATAATAATATGTGAAACTGAAAATGAAGCAAAAAAGATATATGACAAAGTAGATGGACCATTAGTTGGAAGCTCAATATATGGAACAAAAGAGCAGGTTAAAGAAAAACTTCTTGAGCTAAAAGATTTTGAAGTTTTGATTTCATCACCAGGAATTTATGATTGTGACGACGCAATTCATGATTTAGTAAAGGAAATTAATAAATGATTATTCAAATAATTGGTCTTCCAGGGTCAGGCAAAACAGAACTTGCAAAATCTCTTAAGGAGAGAATTAATGCAATCCATTTAAATGCAGATGAGGTTAGAGCAACAGTTAATTCTGACTTAGGATTTACCCCTGAAGATAGAATTGAGCAGGCTCGTCGTATGGGCGAGATGGCAAGACTGATTGCCAAGCAGGGTATTGCTCCAGTAATTGTAGATTTTGTATGTCCTACAGAACTAACTCGTGTAGCATTTGGTAAGCCAAATATTTTAGTATTCATGGATACTATTGCAGAGGGCCGTTTTGAAGATACTAATAAAATGTTTGAGCGTCCAGCAAATTTTGATGTATCATTTATCAGTCACAATTTAAATGCAGAACAAAAAGCATCTCATATTATTGAAAAGTTTGGAATACACGACTGGTCTGCACCCACAACACTTATGCTTGGTAGATATCAGCCATGGCATGAGGGTCATCATGCCCTATACAAAGAGGCGGGTAAAAGAACAGATCAGGTACTACTTGGCGTACGTAATACATATAACACAAGTGAAAAAGATCCACTTAAGTTTGATCAGGTAAAAGAATATATTGCCAAAGATGAATTTATGGATGGGGCATTAGTGCTAAGACTACCCAACATTACTAACATAGTTTATGGTCGTGATGTAGGATACAAGATTGAGCAAGTAGATTTGGGGGCAGACATTCATGCTATTTCGGCTACGCAAAAACGTAAAGAGATGGGTATCTAAAGTTTGGTATTGGATTACTAAAGACAATAATATGGAGTGGCCATCATGAATGTAACTAAACAAAGATCAGCACTAAAGGCAATTACATGGCGTATAATTGGAACGGCAGACACCTTTGTTATCTCTTGGGCAATAACCAAAGAGCCAGTTACGGCTGGTGCAATCGCAAGTTTCGAGGTATTTACAAAGACAGTCCTTTATTACTTCCATGAGCGTGGTTGGAATAAAGTTAAATGGGGGAGAAAGTAATGTGTAAGTCTTGTGGAAACTGCTCTAAAGAACATCAATCTAATATTGATGATGCAATTGATGTAGTTTTGGACTCACCAGTATTATGAAAAAAAGAAAGCTATTAGACAATGTTTACTCATTTCTTCCCAAAATGTATCAAGGATCTGAAATAAAAGAGTTAGACAAGGCTGTTGATTTAATTATACATACAAAAGCTCCAGGCAAATGGTTACTAATAGATTTAGAAACAGGCCAGGAGTATATTGCCTTAGAAGAACCAGATCAGTACGGAATGTGGAAAAGAATTAAAGAAAAAGATTCTTAAGCATTGACAATAATATACTAATATAGTATATTTGTCATATGCTTAAAATAATGTTAAAAGCAATAAAGTGTAAAGCTGTTGGTCACACTCTGGTAGATGCTGGAAGCTGCCCCTTTACTGGGCTTTCTTACAATTATTGTGAAAGATGTGAATTAATGTTGCCGAAGGAAGGTCAATATGTCGAATGAATTGATTAAAAGAGAAAATGGAATTTGGCAGTGGAATTCTGCATTTAATAATCCATCCGAGCTTATTTCTGATATCTTGTTAAAAGATTGGAGGCCATACAATAACGACGGTGGTGGGAGCACATTAATAGGTAGATCAACTATTGTTTATGAAAATGAAAAAGCATATAATCAAATATTAGATGTATACTCAAAGTGTTTGCAAGAATATATTAATCAAAATAATTTAAACATAACAACAGATAACCTAGGAACTGGATGGTGGCTAGTAAGAGACTATGCTGCTGGATCAGTAATGACGGCTCATGAAGATGCCTACAGCTATGTTAAAGATGGAGAAAATGAAGTTAAGCCCATCTTTACTATTCTTCTGTACATAAATGACGATTACGAAGGTGGAGAAATACATTTTCCAAATGAAAATGTAACAATAAAACCAGAAGCTGGTTCAGTTGTAATTTTTCCAAGCAACCTATCTCATGAAGTGAAAACAGTTATTTCAGGTAATAGATACATGACTCAAACTTATATATATGAAAAACCCTTTTCTTATTATCAACAAAAATTTTAGGAATATAAATGATTTATAATATTGTAGAAAAATATCTAATGCGCCCTAAGCGCCTCAGAGAGGCAATTCAGGCTGTCGTAAGGGAAAACGATGAACTTCTACGTATGTTAAAAGAACATGAAGAAGATGATACACCGACTAATCTAAGCTGGGCCGAGGGCGATACTTGGTATGGCTGGACATATAATAGTAACGCCAAGCGTTATTACTTTGATGATATTGGCAACAAATCATTGATGGGTCTATGGGAAGATCAATGGAAAAGAGAAGAAGCATAGAGAGCGGCAGCAGTTAATTCCTATATAGTATAATAGAGACATATGGCTAATCCTAGGTACATGAGCGAGTCATGGTTAAGGGATCAATATGTTGTACAAGAGATAGAGATTGTCGATATAGCTTTAGCTTGCAAAGTAGATAAGTCAGTTATAATAAAATGGCTAGACGAGTATAGAATATACAGAAACTGGAAGAGGTTGGGATAAATGTCAATATATGATTTAAGTTTTAGAGAAGCAAGTGGAGAAGTAAAAGACTTTTCAGATTTTAAAAATAGAGTTTTGCTTTTAGTTAATATTGCAACAGAATGTGGATTTGCTCCTCAGATAAAAGATTTGCAAGAATTGCATGAAAAGTATTCTGATCAAGGCTTAACTATTATAGCTTTCCCTTGTAATAATTTCGGAAAACAACAGCCTGGAACTGAAGCAGAGATAAAAGATATTTGTGAAAATACATATGGCGTTAAGTTTACAGTTGCATCTAGAACAGGTATATCGCTAGAGTATCAAGATACTATGAGCCCAATTTATAAATACTTACAGGAAACTCTTGCATTTGAAGTTCCATGGAATTTTACAAAATTTATTATAGGTCCTGATGAGTCTATTGAGTATAGATTACCAGATTTTCCAGTTGCAGATTTATCGGAAATAATAGAAAGAAATATCCAAAAAATAAATTTAGAAGAAGCTTGAGATCAAAATGTTTGATAAAATAGAAAAAATAGGAGACCTTGGAGTCTATATTGAAGATTGTGCAACAGAAGAAAAGGTTAAGGAATTAATTACAGACGCAACATCTTTTGAAAAACAAGAGTTAAGATTTGGTACAAGATACACGGTACATAGCTTCAGATCCTCTCATGCAAATTGTTTTAAAAGCACTCGTGAGATAATGACAGAAGGTATTACAAAGTACCTAGAACTATCTGGAAGAAGTATTGATGATTACAAGCCAGCAAACGACTACTACGCATACATAGCTTGGAATGAAAAAGCAGTTCATGCACATAGACAAAACATAAACTATGAAGGAAATCTTATTGTTTTACCAGACATCTGTGCTTTTTTATTTTTAACTGATGGGTATCAAGGAGGCCACATAACATTTCTTGATCTAGACGTATCTATATATCCTAAAGCTGGAAGCATGATTATATTTGAAGCAGATTCTTTAATACAAATAAATAGTGCTACTCCACCTGGTGCAAAAATAGAAGTTGGCATGCCAATGTATTTAGCTAGCAAACAAATAGATTTAGAATAATTGCTATTCCCAAAGAGGACCTGCATCAAATATAACAGAGTATTTTTCTGCTAAGTTTTGTGTTCTATGCCATGTTCCTTTTCTAAGCCATAAAAGGTCGCCAGGCTCTAACATTATAGTTTGCGGTTCTCTTGTCCAAGCAGTTTGCCAATCCCAACCTTTTCTTTCCTCATATTCAAATTCTTTAGGTGTTCCGTTCATTTCTGCATAAAGTCCTATTTGCCATTCGGTTACACCTTTGCAGTGCCAGTGTAGTATGTCAAATGGATCTTTATGTAAGGGTTCACCAGGCCAGTTAACATCTAAATTCCTGTATCTTTTACCCTCAAATATATAATATTGATACTCGATGTCTGGGTAAGCTTTTTTAGATTCATCTAAAAAGTATTGCATTTCTTTTTTTAGAGGAACATCTTTTATGAATTTACGGACTCCGTTGCTTTTAGGATCAATTACTTCTTCAAAATCTTCCCATGAAGGTACAGGGTGATGCCAATTTTTTAGAATAGCATAATAAAGCTTTTGTTCTTTTGCATTGTCTACAAACTCTTTAATTGTTGTCATTTAAATAATCATATCCTTTCTCAATAAAGTTTTTTCATTTCCAGATAGCATAACCAATGAGTATTTATCGCATAGGTTTTCTGTTGTATGCCATGCGTATTTTGAAAACCATATCACATCGCCAGGTTCTAATAAGAATGTATCAGGCTCTTCAGTAAACTCTGCTTGCCAAAACCATTCTCCGTCATACGATGCTTTCTGGTCTGGATTAGTAATGGTTGCGGGATTGTTTTTTGCTTCAGCATTTATTCCAATACTCCATTTTGTCACGCCTGTACATTGCCAATGGATTACATCAAAATTGTCTCTGTGTAGCCTTGCCCCAGGGCGTCTTGTAAAATGATTTCTATACTCTTTGCTTCCAAGAACATAGAAATGATTATCTGATTCAGGATAAGCTGCAGAGCCTTGATCTATAAATTGATTCATTTTATCAGGGAATGCTCTGTCTTTAATGTAAAGTCTTTGCTCCCTGCCATCCTCTGGGCCGTACATAGCCTCGATCTCTTTTCTGGTAGGGGTAGGCTGATGCCAATTTTTAAATACGGCATAATGTTTCCCTTGAGATTTAGCTTCTTGAATTAGATCAGATAATGTATTCATATACCTATATTATACTATATGGTAAATATTGCTCGCAATTAGTGAACGCAAAAAGTGAAAAAGTTCGTCGGTAGAGCTATCTTTTTTCCACTACGTGGGGTATAATTAAGATATGACTGTAAATGCATATTGTATTATTTGTAAATCAAATGTGGTCGGCAGGCTCACAGAAATGATAGCCTTAGATTCAGGTAAGTGGCTATATAAAGGTGAATGCCCTAATTGTTTATATGAGATTAAAAGGATAATCAAGCAGTAATAATATGCAAATGCTATAATATCAATATCACACAGAAGATGGGAATTTAAATGCAACCAACAATAGTAGATAGTTTTATTTCAAAAGAATTAGCTAAAGAAATTGAGCTGTTCTTGAGACCAAAGGCTGAGGTTAACCCAAAGGGCAAACTTAGTAAGCAACTTTATCCTTTTGACGTGAGCAATGAGACTTATATTCAAATTAAATCAATTATTGAAGATATTCAAAGACAATTTGGATTTCCAGAAGATAAAATAAAAATCAACAGAGTTTTATATCAGGTATTGCGTGAGGGCGAATTCCTTGGCTACCATGTAGATGACGGCGGCGGAGTAGATGGATATGGAGCAATAGGATATTCTGCACTGTTATACCTAAACAATGATTACGAAGGCGGAGAAATTCTTTTTTACCATGAAGAGGGTGGTCAAACTGCGTATAAACCAGACCCAGGAGCATTAATTTATTTTAAGGGTGACAAACAGTATCCTCATTCAGTAAATGAAGTTACTGGCGGGGAACGAGCAAACATTATTCTTTTCTTTAATGTAAATGAATAGGGTATAATAAGAATATGGATAACATAGAATTTACAGACGAAGAAATATCAAAGAACTATATCTCAGATGATGAGCATACAGATAAATGGAACAACTTTGAGAAGGCTTGCTGGGCAGGATATAAGCAGGTTGGTATGAAGAACAAGGGCGGAAAGAAAGTCCCTAATTGTGTTCCAATTAATAAAGCAACAGGATTACCAGAAGAACCAACAACTTCTTGGGATGGCGTATTTAAACCAAAGGTAGATTAATGGCAAAGAAAAAAGTAAAGCTTCCACTTAAAATATGGAAAAACCCAATTCTATATATTAAATTTCATAGAGCTCTAAATAAAGTAAAGAAAGCAATGTGATGGGTATATTAGATAACCTTGAAGCTTATTGGGAAAAAGCAGATAAAGTAGAGTCATGCTATTTCTGTCAAAACATGGCTAAGTATAACGATGTAGCTCAAATTGAACAATCATATCAAATGGTAGGCGTATGTGAACGTCATTCATTTAAGGGATTATCTTCATAATGAATATACATACAAATCTATGCGATGTGGGTATGTATATAACAAATTGCATAGATCAAGATCATATAGATGAATTCATTAAAATGGATGATAAGCAGGATAAACACGAAGTTAGAAACTGTTATTCATATAAATTTATGCAACATCATAGCCCAGAACTATTTGATTATTTTAATATAGTTTTTAGTAATTCAATTTTAGAATATCTTAATAAATCTAATAAAAACGCATCAGATTATTTGTTTCCAAATCATTATAAAGTAGCTCAATGGAAAAAATATGCTTCTCTAGGTGATCACAAAGATTCAATTGCCTATGGGCAAAAATACGAAAGTACTGGTCCAAGACCATCTCTAACATCACTTGCTTATTTAACTGACAATTATGAGGGCGGAGAGATATATTTTCCAGATATGAATATTGCTTTAAAGCCAGAGTTAGGGTCCATGATTGTCTTTGAATCTGACACTACTCATGGCGTAAAAACATTATTAAGCGGGGATAGAAGAGCAATAACTTATCATCTACATGATATAAACTCTCCCCATATAGAAGAGCTTAGAGAGCAAGGATATGTAACATATCAAGAGCTAATATCTACTAAACAACGTTAAAGAAAAACTATAATGAATGTAGAGTACAGATTAGCCGATAAAGGTCTATATATAACAGATTGTGTAGATCAAGAGCACATAGACAAAATACTTAATTTAGAAAATAAACTACAATCATTTGAGCAGCTAAAATATTTTAGATCTACTCTTGCATTATCTAAAGATGAATTAAGTACCTATTTAACAACCAATATTAATGCTGCTATTATTGAATATTTAAATAGATCTAATAAAGATAAATCAGATTACATAGCAAAAAACTCTTATGCTTTGTCACATTGGATTGTTGGACAGAGCCTTGCTCCACATATAGATACGATTAAATACGATCACGAAGATACACACACCCCTAGATCTATCGTTAATGCTCTCTTATACCTGACTGACGACTATACTGGAGGAGAGATAACTTTCCCAGAAATAGGAATGTCTGTCAAACCAAAGGCGGGATCCGTAGTGGTATTTGATGCTGATTTAATGCATGGGGTAAATGAAGTAAAAAGCGGTACTAGAAAGACATTAGAGTCTCACCTATATAGCATATACTCAGAAGATATAGAAGAAGTAAAAGCTCATGGTTGGAGAACTCTGTAACTCTTAGTCAACTAAGATTATATAGAACTATATTGATCGCAATTAGTGAAATCGGCGGCGGTAGAGACCATCTTGACAGTACCTGTCATATATACTATAATGGATAACTATAGATAAGGTTTTTAAAATGTATTGGTCATATATATTGGCAGCAATTGGTGTAACAGGCACATTCTTTGTAGGACGCAAGGTCATTTGGGCTTGGCTTGTCTTGCTGGTAAATGAGTGCCTATGGATTATATATGCTATAACCACAAAACAATACGGATTCATATTGGCAGCTCTTGCCTATGGAGCGGTATATATTAGATCCTACGTACATTGGTCTAAAGAGCCTGTAAATGAGATTCATCTATGAGCGATGCAATATGCACTAAATATGGATGTGACTATCAACTAGACATTGATGGTCAAGTCACATGTGCCAATTGTGGCGCTATGGGCGATGATATGCTCAATACCCAACCTGAATTAAATGAGGCGGGATACGGGTATGATGAACTAAAAGACTTTGATGAATATAAAGATAATAACAAAAACAAGATAACTCCATTTCTGGGACCAAATAGATGACTGAAGCAAAAATACCAGGATATAAGCAAAATCCACCAGACTGGTGCGATGATTGTAATACTGCTGGAGGGGAAGAGTGTCCAGATTGTGGATGCACTCATAATTGTTGAAAGGGGGGAACAATGATAGAACTACTACTAATAGCCATTACATGGTATATAACCAAGGTATACTATACAAGATCCTTAGAGATAAATAGACCAGAAGATGATTCTGAGATAATTAGATCTACATGTGCTGGTTGTGCTCGATCAGAGTATACTCATAGAGATAACCTACGTGTTCCATACTACTGCATCAGTTGTAAATAATGGCTATCTGGTATATATATTGGATTTATCTAATGCTAGGCATATCAGCAATTGCTATAATAGGTGGAATAATTGAGCTATTTCGCTAATGTAAATGCAGTCTCTGCAAGTAGAGCATTTAGCTAACTCCTATATCCCCCTCCCATTTCTCTGGTCTCCTATAGCCCTTTAAAGGCTTATATAGTGGAGTAAAGTGGAGCATAGTGGAGAATTTATACTCTAGATAACATATCATATACTATAGATATATATAGTTAAACATACATATGTAATTGAGCATCCCATATTCTTAACGTAATGTCAAGAGGACAATTCGGACATATTTGCCCTATATACGCAGCATATTGATCTAAATTTGTCAATAGATTTCATGAGGAATTTTGCCATATTCTGCCATATTCTCTACAGATTTGTCGACATTCTATATGTATAATTAATCATTTAGACATTATTGTGTAGCATTTTCAGGGATTTTTGTCAAGCCTTCGTAAATAGAAAATTTGGCCCATGAGCTAGAATTTCAGGGATTTGAGATCATGTGTCGTAAATAGAAAATGTTGCCCTCATGTCCACACATACAAAAAATCCACAGGATGTGGATAACCCTGTGGATAATTTGGGCTAGATATGTTTATCTATCTAACCAGGCATTCTTCTATTCATTGTATATGCCTTAATTGAATGGATCCTTTTCTTCTCGCCATCCAAACTTATATGTGGCTTTTGGTTCTTCCCGCTTTTTAACTGTATAAGAACGGGAGGGTAACTTAAGATTGTTTAACTGATTACTTTCTTGGTAAGACTTGATACATTCATTCAGTTCATTGGCTAAAAGTAATCCTTCAGATGTTGAACCTTGAATTGAATATACATTATATAACTTTGCTTGCTCTGATATAACTGACACAATCATTTCCACAACTCTGTCAATTGTATACAATGGCTGTTCCGCCAAATATCTACCAAAGACTGTTGGATTAAACCAATGGTCATCCATTAGATTAACTAATGATTCTGCTACTTTGATTTCAGGTGACTTACTCATATTCCGCCTTCCGCCTAACTGTCGATTATACCAAAAATAAGAGACGGGGTCAAGGACCAACGAGCCCCAACCCCGTCCCAAGTTTTACTTCGCCTTGTTTGTTACTTCCTTGGTGAAGACAACGCCTGCCTTCTCAGCTTCTGCTAGAGCTACCTTAGCTGCTCCTGAGAAACGACCACGTACACCTACTGTAATGCCCTGTGACTTTAAATATTCACGCTTTGTTGCCATTTGTTTATCCCCTTTCAAGAGATGATATTTGTTTCAATTATACAAGATATCCACGAATTTGTAAATACCCCCGTAAGACCAAATTTTGGCCCTCAATTTTGATCGCTTAGTTCCATTCTATCTTTAATTAATTTAGCAATGATGTTGTGTGCCTCGATGTTTTCTGTTTCGCTGCCACCCCACAAAAGCTCCTGGGCCCTGTTAAGGATCTGGTCGATATACTCATCACTCATCCTCATCCTCGTCTTCCTCCTCGTCTTCTTCGAACATTGTGTCAACAATGTAGTCACGGCTCATCATCCAGTCAAGTACATCATCGTTGTGCTGTTCCGCCCCATACTCCAGGGAGAAGCCCATACCAGCCTCCACGGCCTCACAGAGGTGGTCCCACATTTGGTCTTGGGTTACGTTGGCCCTGTATGTCTCATCCTCTAGGATGTTGTTAATAGTCGACCAAGTCCATAGCCATACTAATGACAGACCTAGGTCGGTGCTGTCAAGAATCTTTAAGCATTCATTTAGTTTATCTTTATCTTGTGGCTTCATATGCTAACTCCCTTTCATTCCATTCCGCTAATGT